GTGGAAATGGCTTCAGGAGTAGCTTTAGATCCTTTTGGAAGATCGTTTTCAGTGACTTCCTCAATCTTTTCTCCAGGCTCATCACGCTTCACATCTTCCTTGGATGGTTCTGGATCAGTAGGTGCAACTTTATCCTCAACCTTGGCTTCGTTCTCTGTAGGAAGGAACGATTGGGCGCGATCCCACATGGCTTGAGCTTCTGCTGTTGCGTCGTATTCTGGTGGCTGTGTGTTTTCGGTGTCCATATATTTTACTGATGGGTCTGTTCGAGATATTTTTCGTCAATGTGGCTGTACGCTTCAAGAGTGAATGCGTCCATGTGTTGGTTGTCAGCTTGAGGTCTAAATGCCAACGCTTTCAACAATCGCAACGTGCGACGAATGCCAGCCTGTCCGGCGTGGATCATAGAGATAACCATAGGAGCTTCCGCCTTGTAATCGCGCACAAGGCCAGTCAGAATCGAGTCGTTAGGCTCAGTTTTTTCTTCAATAATCGCTAGAGCTTCAATCATCACTGGGTCTTTGAGCAGCGTAGCAAGACGCCCAGGACCATCTCCATCTCTGAATTTTTCGAGTCGCGTTTTTTGTGTATTTGCTGGTATCATAGAGAACTTCTAATGGATGCCTGTTGCGCTTGATATGAAGCGCCCTTCAAGGCAATAGCGGCAGCGGCAGCGGTATCTTTTAGAGCGCGAGCTTGAGCAGCATCAGCTTGGCGTTGTTCCATTTTCATGCGGAACTCCTCGGCTCGTTGATCCATTTTTGCACGCCACTCAGCCATCTTCATTTCAATCTCAGACGGTCCTTGATCTTCTTGAGGTTGACCAGATGCCTCCGCCTCCATCGCCTGCTGTTTCTGTAAATGTCGCGAGCCATTGACAATGATCTCATTGAACTGTTGAAGTTGCTGACGGAATTGAGGAGCTTCTGGACCAGTGAACTGCTCAAGAGTCTGAGCAGCATGATCAAAGATGTTTGACATTGGCGGAACAATCTGAGCGTACATCTCAGGATTCTGACCTGCTTGGTCAAACTGCTGATAAAACTCAGTCAGTTTGGCAATGTGAGTCTGCAAATGAACGCTCTTGTTCTCGTTTGGCAGGATTGCTTGAGTAGCGCCTTGAGCAAGAATTGCATTCTGAGCATCGGCAATAGCGGCATCAATCGGTGGGCGCTGATTGGCTCCAGCAGGAGTTGTAAGCTCATCAGCCATCTGCCAGCCAGCGATAGCGCCAGTGAAGTTGCGGATGAGAGTTTGCTTGCCGTATTCATCGTAATACGGATACATCGGCATCAGGTTTTCGTATGCCAAGCGACGTGCGGAAGGGCTACCAAAGCCAATGGAACGACTGGCTCGCGTATAGCGCAAGTCCATGTTCTTCAATGCCTCTTCTGGAATACCATCTTCAAGGCACATTTGACGGAACTGCCAAACTTCCTCACCTCCAGGTTCACCACGTTGGTATCCAGGACGGAAGAAACGACGGCCAACTTCATTCATCAGGCGGTCAAACGGCTGCATGAACAAGTTGATGGAAGTCACAGAGAGCTGTGATGCCATTTCCATGCGGCTCATCGCCTCAAACTTGGAAAGTTCCCTGCCGGTATCGAGCGTTTTGCTGCTCGTGTACTGAGCAATGTTGTTGTAGAAAGTCTGACGCAGACTTTGAACGGCTGGCTCAATGTTCTGGATGATATTTGGCTGCTGAACCTGGACGAAGTTTGCTCCAGGAGTCACAAGATAGCCAGCGCCATACGGAACGATGCGGAAGTTTTCGACTGCCTCTTCGCTTTCAACCTGCCAGTGTGGACCAGCGGTTTGTGCGACATCCACCTTCTTGTTTTCCAAGCGCATCAACTGCTGGAAAGCATTGAACATATCGGAGCCAAGGCCGCGAATGCCATGATAATTACCATTGGTGCCGATACCGCGAGTGAAGAAAGTAAACGCCTCGCTAGCATTGCGATAAAGGTGACGACGCTTGAAGAGGAAGTTCTCAGGAACGCCATCGGTAATCGGATAGCCATTCTCAGCAAAAGCGTACATGGAGTAGCTTCCATCAAGCTCCTGCACCCACATGTAAATCACCGAGATAGACGGACTTGTCTCGCCATAGGTGATGTCATTGTCTTTCCAGCGAGCTTCCCATTCCATCCAGTTGAGCATGTCTGGAATCTGCTCAGAGGCGTTCATAATCGCCTTTTTGAGTTGATCACGATCCCATCCTTGCTCATCAGCGATCTCGCCCATGTTGATGTACTTCATCAAGTCGGCAGGATTCTCCAACTTCTTGAGGCAAGCGTATTGAATTTCAGCTTCGTTGGCGCGTGTCTGACGTGGAATCTTGAAGTAGGCAAGATTCGTCACGTCCCATTCCCAATTGAGAGGGTCTTGGAAGTAAGCAATACCAACACCGTGGAGCACCATGTAGTGCGGTATGTAGCTGTACTTGAAGTTGAACTGAGGCCAGCGACGAATGACGCGGCTCATATTCAGGCTCATCTTCTGCGACCATTCTTGACGTTCCTGTTCGGAACCATATTTAGTGCGAAGGTCAATCAGGCTTTCGGTGCCAGAGATAAGGTCATAGAACGCAGCAAGAGATGTATCCAGAACGGCTTTGGCATCGCCTGGATTGAAGTTGGACATGTATGCCAGACCCTGCTTGGCAAGCTGCATTTGGTCCAATGGAGGAGCGCCATCAACCATTGCCTGAACCTTTGCCATCTGCTGATTCGATTTCAAATCAGCCTGTTGGAGGCGGAACCAAAGACTTCGAGCAGCGCCAACATCCTTGATTCGCTCGTCAAGGAATTTGCCCCGGTCATCTACGACGGGAGGATTATAAGACTCAAGGGTATTTGTGGCGTCTGACATAATTAAACGAGGCTAACCCATTTAGGCGGTCCCGCAACCTTCAATCCACTTCCAGTTTCGGAACATGCTAAAACGATCTCTTCAATCTTAACGCCGAGTTGCTCTGCAATCTTTTTGGCTGTTAGGCGATCTTTACTAGCTTCCACAACTCCCTTGATGCGGAAGGCGAGGAATCCAACAGATGGAAGCTGACCCTCTTGTCCAGTAAGGCTTTTGGGTTCTTCAACCACCGTTTTTGGTTCAACCTTATTAGCTTCGAAAGCCTTAGTGGTGATCTTGTCAGCCAAAACCAGTTTCGCGAGACTTCCATCTTTGCAACCGTGAACGACTACTGCGTGACCGTCATAAGGCTTGGCATGGCTAAGGTTCACATCGCCAGAAAGATCATCACAGACAATTTGTCCATTTTCTACGCGGTAGTTACCCGTGTTCCAGTTGTGCTGGATGAGAATCGTATTGTGAGCGTGTGGAACAACCTCATAACGAAGTCGGATGTCAAAAGGCTCAAGCGGACCAGCCCAAGGCATAGAGCGGTCAAGTTGACCAATGTTTGGCGAAAGAGCGCCCATCGCATGATGGTAGATGCCAGTGCCAACCATGTGAGGATCGCCAAATGACGGCTTGAGTGATCCGTCCTGCATGATAGAAAATCCACGAGTTGGAACGATTGCACCCATGTGAGCTTTACCAGATTCGTGATGCTCACGTTGGAGCTTACTCAGCCAGCCAATTTGAATTGGCGTATTATCCAACTCATAGAAGTACCAAGGTCCAGCGGTATATTTCTCACTTACCGTCTGAGCAACAGCGCGGAAATGCTTAGCGGCAGCTTCCGTAGCTCCATTGGAGTGGAAGTCGATAATGTGAATGTCTAGGTTGGAGAATAAAGGCTTAATCTGCTCAGCAAACACGCGAGCTTCATTCTCAATTTCTAAGCGGGCAAAGATTGCACACTGGAAACCAGCATAAGGACCGAACTTCTTGAAGATTTCCGCCGTATGGGGCAGGTTTTTGGCGTCACTGGCACTAACAGGAATAGCTAAGAGCATAAGATTTCTTGGTTATAAGGGTTTGATTGAAAGTGGTCAAATAGAATTTCAAAGCAAATCTCCAATATTTCCACTCGTGAGAGTAAAGACTGGATGATCTGTGTAGCCATTCTCACGAAGAGCATCCATCGCAGCAGTCATGTTTGACATGCGTAGATTGCCACTAAAAGAGTTTGGCGCGGCTTTAACAGTGGCTTTAACAACCTCTGCTTCGGCTTGCTCATGGCTGATTCCAAGTAACTTGGCTACCTTGGATGCCACCTTTCTCACAGTGCCTTCTTGAATCCGAATGCTGCCATGGTCATAGATCCAACCATATCCCCGTCCAACTTTTGGCACAATCGTTGTGTCGAAGTTTGACCAATGAATGGCGTTAGACTTGAGGCTTTTTGCTGGAACATGAGCGACGGCTGGAAGAGTCACCGTTCCATCAAAGACATACTGAGCGTTATGCGCTTTTGGATAAATGCAGTCTGGAATGATGAGCGATCCCTCAAGAATTCGAGGGTGTTTCAATCCTTCAGCAATTGTCATACACGAGCTTTGGTTGCCTATAAACAACTCACTTCCGGCAATCGCCTGTGCAACTTCCAGCATATCGTGTGTGACGATGTAGCGAACCTTGCCAAAATGATACTCAAAATCAGCGTGCTCCTGCGGCAATCCAATGAAGCACAAAAGATTTCCATAGTGTTCAACTACCTCTCTCCATGGAAAATGTGGATTATTGTAGCGAGGACTGCGATTGATGACTATGAGGCCGTTGAACTTCTTGTTTTGCTCAACTGTCAGCCACGGCTTGCTCATGTCTGGTAGCGTGTCGATGAAGTGCGTGTCAAGAGCATGCTGAGCATGGCAGGTAGCAAGATTACGTCTTCTGTCATGCCAACTTGGCCTGAAGCCTTCTGATGCCCAAGCAATAGGCTCTCGCTTCCAGATTTTTACAGCGTTGATGTATGGCTGTGATTCGATCAGTGGCCTGATTAGCGGCAGTCTTGCAACAAAGCCCTTGGTTGATCCATTGTCGCGGGCGTAATAATCGAACATGCCGCCGTGGTGTTTGAGTGTTGCTAAGCTTACCACCGCATCACCCAAATCACCAACTCCAGAGACTCCAATAATCTCATCACGCTTCATGGATGGCATGATGTGGTCGATTAAACTCTGAGCGTTATCTTTGTGGAAGATCACAGAATCATCTCGCAGAATATGCAAATCACGCGGGAACTCGTGGAGTGTGACATCACCCCTAGAATCATAGAAGCCATACGAGTGTTGAATCAAATCAGTGAGTCCAATTTGATCTGGAAAATTGGTAGAAATCCACTCATCAAATCCGCCCGTAGTATATCCAACTGGAGCTTGCTCGTATGCGTCCGGTCCTTGTACGCCAATGCCCGTAAAATTATCAAATGGTGGATTGCGAGTCTTTGGATAAAGATACGGCTTGCCCTGCTTCACATACTCATCAGTAATCGCTTTGAGCCATCCCTTCTGGATTGGAATAGAGTCACACTCAATCCACATAAAAGCCTTACCACGCATAGCTTTAGCGCACTGCTTGAACGCTAAATTTGCCACCTCTGGATAACGCATACCAAAAGGGTCTTGAAACGACATCGTAATTACCTCGGTGCCATCTAGTTCCTTCAAATATTGCGCCAAGCGTTCAGCCTGACGTTTTTCGTGAGGCGCTATATTGAGGACTACTGGTAGCAGTGATGTCATATTTTCTGGTAAATAATGCAAAGTTGAGCTAGCCCATTGTGCATAGTCGAGTCAAAATCAGGATCGTTCCACTTGTCCCAATGGAAGCCGTCTAGTTCCATACGCAGATCAACAAGGTGCAATCCAGCATCCTTGCCCATTTTCACGATGCGTTTATAGTCGTAGTGATCGTGGTTCATCGGCTTGTCCACGCTAACAATATCCCATGATGTTTTGTGATCTGGATTGAATCGTGCTTGATGCGAACTGCCAAAGCGGAAGTCGCGGAACTTCTCATAAGCACTATAGAGCGGAACTAGAATGTACACATATCCGCCCTCCTTGAGAACTCGGCTCCAGTTTTGAAGAGCTACTTCTGGATCGTTCATGTGCTCCAGGCAATGGGCGCTCACTACACAATCAAACGACTTGTCATTAACGCCGGTCAGATATTGCGCATCTCCATCAGGCAAGTCCCAACCTCGAACGGTTGATGGCGGATCAAGTTTGATGGCGTCTGGACCACAGCCAATATCAAGGACTAATCCTTTAATAAACTGATAGTCTCCATGCCTGACTCGGCACTTGTGGGATTTTGTCATTTCGTCCATATTGATATATTGAAATTAGCTGCCCGCCGCCGCAAGAGTCTCGATCCGAGGCTGAACCTCTTCACATAAGTTGTGTGCTCTCTTGCGCTTTTCCACCACTAGTTTCTCGCCGGTAATTACCAATCCGATTTGGCGATGTACTTCGGCCAGCACAGGCACGGCGGGCAAATTGTTACTTAGCTGCACTGACTTTAGCACCCATGCCAACACGGGCTTTCTCGCGCATCTTGGTCTGAACCTTATTGCGCCCCAATTCGCTAGCCGTTTTAGGGGTGTCGGATGATACTCGCTTCGTTGGTCGGCAATACTCGTTATCGCCACCTGATCCGCAAGGCTTGCCAGTGCGCTGGTCTTTCCAGTTCTCCTTCTCCCATCGCTTGAGATTGGAGCCAGCTTCAGTCTTGCGAACATTGCCACTTTCCTTGCGGCATTTAGCAATGGCTTGAGAAGCGCGAGCCGATGGAAACACGTCGTAGCTTGCTTTGACCTTTTTGTAGCAGGAGTCTTTCATGGTAAATTGAGATTATGTTTCCCGATTTCAGTCAGGCATTTGACCAATAGAATGCAAATGAGAATGACTGACATCCAGACTGTTTCAGTATTCATGGTGTTTACTTCTTCTTCACGCTTTTAGAACCTGAGCATCCCCATTTTTTACGAGACAGGGAATTTGGCGAATTGGAATCAGAACGCCAATCGCCTGCAATATTGTTGCTGCGAGCACAATACGCATCAGCACGCTTGCTGCCAATAGGACCAATTTTGCTGCCTTTTTGGCCGTATTTCACCGTCTTTTCACGGCCAGTATCAGGATTCTTGATCGTTTTAGAGAACTTCTTTTCCATATGGTTATTGATTTATATTTACTTGTTTCTTCTCTACCTTGTCAATGCTTTTTACAACCCAAGTAACTCTTGCCATTTTGTCAAACTGACGGCGAGCCTCCGCTTTTGTTTCTGCACATACAAGTTCAACATCTTCAACGCCGCCTTCTTTGAAGGTAATTTTCCACATTGATGTTTTTTCAGGGTCATCTTCTTCACGAAGTTCAAAGATGGGTAGGGCCACTCGTCCAAGTGACGCTTGCCATCCTGCAAAGGCTCTGGCATTTTTATTCCATGCGGAAGCCTCCATCACAGTAGCGGTGATCATTTTGCTGCATGGCTCATCTCCACTATACAAGCGCCACAGTTTACTATCATTGCAAATCTCCACGCCTTTTGATGACCAAGACGCAAGTTTTGCTGCGCTTATCTCAGGGTCTTTAGCTAGATTTCCAATCGCACATGTTGGGTCAATGATTCTCATATATTTTTAGGTTTAGCAGTGGGTAATGTTTCCCATTGGATATCTTATGCTGTTTCTTGGGTGGAGGCAAGTGGTTGTTTTTGTTAGCTGGTAATTGTTTTAATCCATTGTGGATGTGGCTGGAATTTCATCTCTTGAATAATCAGGCGACTCAAGACCAATAAGTTCTCTGACTTTTTCAGCATAAATTGAGGCGCTTAATACTTTCGACCAATCCTCATGTTCATTATCAATACTGATAAGTATTCCGTAGTTTGTCATGTATCCGCGCAAATTCCTGTCGCTCAAAACACCAAAAATCTTTGTTTTCTCATCTCTGACAGCAACTTCTTTGCGGCATTTTTCTTCCCATTCATCTTCTGTTTCTTCGTTCATAATTTACTCGGTCTAGTGGGGTTTGGTGTATTCTAGCAAATTTACCCCGCATCGTGTCCATCCAGTCTTGCCATTCGATACGGTCTAGCTTCCATTCTTGCTCTGAAATGTTTTGAATAATCATCTTCTTGCGATGCTCAGAAGCGCCAGACTTTTCAGCAATGGCTAGTTCGCGAGCCGCTTTAATTTTGGCCGCTGATCTGAAGCTGGCGGGTATATCAATCATACAGAGCTTGGAAGTTTGGCGAGCGGTATCCAGCCAAAGCTGCACTATTCAGTTTGTCAGCAATCAGAACTGGATCACGGCTAACCAATGCTGATCTGGTGGCATCAAATAGGGCATCAACCATTTCCTCTGTGAGCCTGATGGAATCATGCACTCGTGCGGATTTTGTCGCCAGGCCATAGCGGTATCGAAGGAAGGCATTGAGTCCATCTTCAACCTCAGCCGGAAATTCCAGCGGAATCTGTTTTAGCATGGCTGCGTCAGCTTCAATACGGCGCGATTCTCTCCAACCCATTTTTTCTTTTTTCTCAGCCCTGCGCTTCCGCATGTATTCACGCATGTACTTGGCTTTTTCGTCTGGCGACTTGGATTCCCGGTAGTTGAAGTAATTGAGGAGACGGTATCCGCCATTAACTCTCTCAATTCTGCGACCATCAAACTCTTGGCTTTTTGACTTTGGATCAGGAGAGGAAAGGACTCGAAGCGCATCTTCCGCCTCCTCCAAGGTAACATTAGCCATTCGATGTATAGCTGACTCTGAAGCCTCTAAAATCCCACTCAGTTTACATTTTGCCATCATTGCCGTCCAGACAATCCTAACATGGTAGGGTTCCTCCCAAACAGAGGATTCAGTCAGGCTGGAATGAAGTTTGATCCAAGTGCTCATTAGCTACATTCTGCGTTAAATCTGTAAAACATCAACAATTATTTACATTCCCTCTTATCTATTATGTTAGCTTTACACGTTTTGCGAAGCCGATTCTCCTACGTACAAAGTGATTTTTGACGTGAAAAAACGACTTCGCTGATTTTTACATGTTAAGTTTATTTGGTTTATGCTTGTGGCAGGTCCAACGATATTTATGTTCTTTGCACGGCGATCCACAGTCTGCCTCTTGATAGCATCCAGGCTCATCACAGAGCATGATAAAGCAGTCGATAGATTTGCAATCTGGACATCCGTAGCATTTCGCCGCACGCTCAAATGGATGATCTGCTTCAAGCCTCTCATTTCTGAGAAACTTGTGGTAGCACTCTTTGCATTGCAGTTTTTCTGTTTCCAGAATCATTTCTTCAACCTCCCAGCGCACTCGGCATATCCTATGATGTCAACCAGGGTGTCTCGCTTTTTGCTCGTCTTGGCTCGGCTGACTTTCAGAAGAATCATCATCTGTGCCACATCCCAAGGCTCAATGGTAGAGCCTGTGTAGGCGCTCCACAGATTTGCAATGCGAGCAAAAGATTCGTTCGCATCGCCGTAGTCAGATTGACGTTCTCCAGCGACGATTGCTGCGGCCTCCTCGGAGATGGATTGCTGTGAATCTGGAGTCGCAGCGTCTGTTTCAGGTGTTGGTGTATTCATAATTGTTTCTTGGAGCCAATCTTCCTTCCCTTGGGTAAGCAGCCACAGGACTGCACACTTCCAGAGGTGAGATTTTGGTAATATACTTCGGTCTTGTTGCCGCACTCGCATTGGCACAGCCAGCGGCTATTGCCGTGGGTGTTGCGAGATACGAGTTCGACAACGATCAAGCTGCCGAAGGTTTCGTTGATAAGTGATTTTGGTGAGCGTCCCATTAAGGTGTTAGGTTTGGATGATTGTTGTCTGGCTCAATGAGGAACTCGCACTCGAAAGCGATAATCGCAGGCGGATGGATAAACGATATTAGCATCATATCTCCACGTGGAGCAGTGCGGCGTAAACACGTCTCACAGCCTTCGCGCCAGTCCCAACTGCCGTTTTCATCGAATCCTACACCATCACATCGGGCCACATCATTAGGAAGCCGAATCAAGTCGCTGTTGGCCTTCATTTCAGGTTATTCATTTCTATTACCTCAATAAGCCCATTTAGCATCGCCAAGGATTTCGTCCGAGTCAGACCACCATTCATCCCATTGGCTATTTGTTGCAACGCTCCAGGGCGGAATGGTTGCGGCTGCATCTTTACCAGTCAATGAAACTGGCATCCACTTGATTCGGTTATTTGGATAGATTGCGATCTGCCCATTGCTGAGCTTGATGACGTTGCCCTCCTTGTGCTCCTCAAGCAACTCGGAGTCACCCACGTCCAAGAGGCCAGATGATTGTCCTTCTGGCAGGTGGTCAATCGTGAACCAGTAGTGGCCTCCTATTGGAGGATTACCTTTGCCAAGGTTAACCAAAACTGGCACGTCGCTTAACTGATCCTTGCGCCAAAGCTCAATGGAACCAGACAGGCATTCCCACATCTGAACTTTATGTAGCGGAAGAGGCTTGTGATCATCTTCCGGCTCATACCAATAGACGCACTGCGGCGGAATCTTATCGAAGCATGCAGCGTATTTCTCCACCCATGCCTGGAAGCAGAATGGACGGTTACGCATCGCTCGAACTGAGACTAGCCACGCTGGTTCAAATTCGTTTTCTGGACCACCGAAGGCGTCACAGCGGATGTATATTTTTGTTTTGGGGAGGTTTATGTTTCTCATATTTTACCAGAGGTTGAGGGTTTTGCCGATTGCTTCGGCGCGTTGGGCTGCGGTGGCGTGCAAAATATTAAAGCAGGCATCATTGCTGAGTGGTTTCCA